CGAGATTGAGAATTGCTGATACGCAGCCTCCTCAACCACACCACTGATAGATTGTGCCGTCCGCAGTTGAATCGCAGACCCACCAAGCATCACAAGGATGGCTTCGATGTTCGTCACATTCTGCTTGTGGTACGCCATCGCAGACTTGGCATCTGACACCGCGCCTGTTGCGGCGGCATCCTTCTTTCGCCCCAGATCAAGAATTGATTGTGTCTCAGGATACTTCATATCGACTCACCTCCTATTTTCGGGTAGTCACTTTCGTGACAACGATCTCTTCTGCGGCCACAACAGCATCCAGGTTCACAACGTAGCACGTCATGAAGTGAGGATCTGCCTCAACAACGAATGTCTTCTGTACCCGAGTCTCTGCAACGCACGTCAACACACCAAGAACATAGTCCTCAGTATCCCACTTGGTAGCATCCTCAGCTTCCCCAGTTGGTGACGTGACAACATGCAATTCAATATCCCCGGTTGCGGCTGTCCCAAACAGTGCTGACACAGAGATCGAAAGGTCATCTATGTCCCCTGTATTGAACACCTCACACTCTTCACCACTGATAGCCGTTGGAATCGTAGCCAGCCCGGCCAGTGATGCCTCACTCATGATTTCGATAACGCTATATTCGGCCATTGCCGACCTCCTTTAATCGAGGTATCCAAATGCTACCACGCCTGCGTAACGGTACACGACAGGCTTCTTATCAGACTCTACAATCTCGTGCCCACCCATCCAGGTGATGAAGTCCAGATCCGTCACATCGTCATAGTGCGCACGGATAAGGCGCTTGATCTCTTTCTTGAATAGGTCGATCAGCTTCTTAGGGTTGACATCCGTATCCTCACGGGTTACCCAGCAATTCACCGCAACGCTTCCAACCCAGTACTGGGCTGGCACACCGCCTGTTGCGATCCCGAGGATTCCGGTAGGGCCATCAGACAACGTGGCCTCTTCCTCATCAGTGATCGTGACTTGCGGTGAAGCATTCTTCACAGAATACCAGCCGGTAGAGAACGAAGGTGTGATGCTTTCTGTGTTATCGTCATCCCACCCATCTTTGATCACATCCTTGATCCCGGTCTTTGGGTCAGCCATTATCGCTTCACCCCCACCTTCGCAAGGATCTTAGAACTCTCAGCTATCTGGGGCACTACGCCAAACACAGTCTGGATTCCCAACTCTTCACAGACTGCAACTTCAGGAACATTCTCTGCGGTAGCATCCCCACCATTCACGAATATCACTTCATCGAAAGACATTGTCCTGCTATGTGCCTCCCTGATCGATTCCGTCACCGTTCTATCGGTGTCGACGGACAAGAACACCCTATCCACTACCTTCAGTGAGGAAACGATCCTGAGACGGTCTGACTCATTCATGAACGGGACAGACCCTTTCAGTCCAACCTGTAGGTCGGAATTGATGATTACCCACAATTCATCTGCGAGTTCCTTTGCGGCTTCCATGTACGCAAGGTGCCCGACATGCAGCGGATTCCAGTAGCCAGATACGATTGCTATCTTCATTAGACCCGCACCATCCTTTGTGTCAGAACCTTCTTCATCCCACTGCGCTGATTGTCTACAGCAACAACAACGAACTTCATCCCATCGTCAGTGATCATGGATGCTTGGCTTGTACCGCCATCATACAGGTCTACAGTGTCCTTAATGACGAAGACGGTATCCCCTACAGGGACACCACCACTGGCATCTCTTTCGAAGCCACCATCGTACATCTTGCGGATTGCACTGATCGTGCTGTATTCCGCGGTCATAGTTGCGTCTTCATATTCGTCCTTCCCACCCTCTGCATAGAGAGTCAGGACCACATCATGGCCCTGCTGTTCTACGTATCGGTAGGTCACACTCTTATTGATCTGACACCACCTCTATGCTATTCCTCAATTCTCCCGTGTCGACAGGTGCATTCTTCTTCCACTCACTCGCGATCCTCTTTGCCAACAACAACACAAGCGCATTCAGGCTTTTTGACTTCTGTTCAATCTCACCTAACGCGGCCATCGCAGTCGTCAACCCAGGTCGTGCGAACGGCTGTGCCCGCATCCTCGACGTACCTAACTCTACGAACTCAGCATAAGGCGCTGTGGCCGCGACAATAACTGTCTTGGAGGAAGCTATCGGCTTGAACGTCTTCAGTACCGTTGACATTCCCGTCATCTTCAAGGCAAATCCCATAGCCCCTCCCTAGACAGAAACATTGATCGAACCACTATCAGCCTCGCCACCAAGATAGACCATTGATGCGCGTTTGCGGCCTACACTGGCAAGAGTACCGGTCGAATCCATCTGAAGTGCTTGTTGACCCCACAGGGTCGATTCAAGACCCTTCCCAGTCTTCCCATCATAGGTGTGCGATGAATCGAGAACGGTCACTTTGGAAGCCTGACGATCTCTGATCGCAAGGTAGTGCGCAGCCAGCCAGATCTCAATCTGCTTCAGAAGATCCGCACTGAGGATTCCAAGCGTGGCAATACCATCAACCTGTAGCGTGGCTATGTTGATGAATGCAGAACAGTCTTCCAAATCGGTATCGATGATCGCCCTGACATCCGCTGTATGTGCGCGTGCTGCCATGCTACACCGCCTGTTCCATTATGGTGATGGCCCTCATGTGCTTCTTCCCATGGTGGGAACTCTTGAATGCTGCACGATACACCGCAAGCAAATACTTCTGACGCGGCGTACTAATGTGGAGTGATCCAGCTTCCTTCAGATCTTTCATCTTAGTCATGGGACATCACTCCAATATGAGGGGTAGGGGGCGGTTAGGCCCCCCACCAATTACTTCTATGACATATTGTCATCATATGCAATTCCGCAACGTCCGGAATAATCAGCCATGCAACGAGGTGCCATTGCAGCAAGCACCTTGAAGTTCGTCTGCAATCCACCATGCGAATCCCACTGTACGACCTGGATGTCAACAGCCTTTGCGAGGCTGATAACGTCTGAGGTCATCTGTACCATGGCAATTCCACCATTGGAGATTGCATCAGAAGGCTTGACATCGATGATGCCAGCCATTCCCTTAAGAATGTCAAGATAGTTGATTCCGCCAGCAGTAGAATCGCGCATTCGCATGTCTGCCCATTCATCTGTATGTAGATACAGAATCCAAGGACCATAGTTGCGATCCGCTTCAGAAGCAGAAATAAGCTTGACTACATCTTTCTCAATGTTTGCAGGAGTTGTAGTCCAGCCACCTGTCAGCCCAACTTCGTTCGAGTTGGTGTAGTTGAAGTAACCAGGAAGGCTATTTCCACCAGCAACCACGGACGAACCATTGAACAACATGTCTTCCAGCTTCTCAACAACCTTGCGTACAGCGACTTCGATGTACGTGGTATCGAGGTTCCGGCCATCACGTTGTGCGGCTGCAAGTTCCCTTGCACCAAGTCGGAAATCGACATGGGTGATAGGGATAGGAATCTGGTTCTCACCAAAGTCCAGCGCCGTCTCAGCACCGGCAGTGATCCCCTGCATGGACTGTTGCGCCGTGAGGTCATCAGACACGGTCTGCCAGAAGTCATACTTCGCACCAAGCCCACCCGGAATATCCCGAATGAGTCCATGCGCAGCCAGATCAGCAATACCATTGAGGCGCTGACCTGCGACTTTGATGACAGCCTTGTCGATTGCCAACCATGCGTCATGAGGAAGCATGGCATTCGTTCGCAAAGACCGCGGGTTCATGTTGTTCGCCATCAAGGTCTGCAACACGTTACCCGAGAGGATCGACTGAGGAGTGCTGGTTTGTACATCACTCAAGAACTCAAAGTTCTTACCCATGATTACAACACCTCGCAGCGAATACGTGCAGGGGTATTGGCCACAAGCACGACAGTTTCCATGGCAACAGCGATCCCAGGCGTACCTGCGATTGCCGTACCAAGGTGTACGAAGCCAGTCCCATCTGAAAAGACTGGGTCCGTGACAGAGATCGTCGCAGCGGCTGAGGACGTTGCCCACAACATCACTTCATCACCCTTCTGAGGGATGATAAATGGGATCAGATCCCCACTCGCATACGAATCACCAATGGCTGTCTCGAAGTCTTCCACCACCACACGGGCAACGGGATCGAGAGTCGCCGACAAGACCTGAATGCGTGTTCCATCGGCATACTCAACAAGCATACCAGGTTGGATAATCGCATCCATGATCCATTCTTTCTTGATCGGCCCTTGCGGGGTCGACTTAACAAGCACATTTCGATACGCCATGGCTATTCACCGTCCTTCGTGGATGCGTTCGCCACGATGCTTGGGGCGTCAGGCACAGTCTCATTCGACCGTGCGACCCCTACACCAAGGTAGCTTGCAGGATTGAAGGATGCAGACAGTTCCCGTAGGACGCTTGCTTCCATCGTCTCCAATGCTTCCTTGGAAATATGGCACTGTTCACACGCGATAAGCGCATCAACGTAGCCTTGCCGGGCAACAGCCGCTTCCTGTTCCTGAACCTTCATGAAGTCAACGACCTTATCAAGGTCCGTACCCTTTCCCTTCAGGTACTCATTGATCGACACGGTATCCCCAACAGAATCAGGGACAGGTTCAACCACAACATGTTCGACCGGTGCATCGGTTTTGTCTGCCGGAATGCTATTCAACGCCATCACTTCAAGAACCTCTTCCGGCGTAGCTTCCAGCAACTCGTCTGACAGTTCCACACCATTCGCACGGAGTGTCAGTACCGACTCTTCTCGCTTACTCATCTTGCCACCCCCTAGAAGGTGTCTTATCTTGCCAATGATGCCGATCTCCGGCGACGTTACCGATTCATTATCACATTCACCCGACATGCTTTCACCAACCTCGTTAGTCCGGTTCGCCCCGCATCCACCCTTCACAGAACACGCCCCTACCTTATCTGGCAACAGCGCCAAGTGGTCCGGACGGATGTTGGACTGGACTCCAATATAGCTTTCACCCTTGAATTCGCCACTCACATTCGTGACAGCAGCAGTATAGCCAGTTGATACTTCAACGACTTCACCTGCCTGCAATCTCTCAAGGACTTTCAGTGCATCGCCACCAATGGCTTGCGCCTTAGCGATGTCGATCCACATCTCGCCCTTCAGGGATTCATTCTCATAGAACGCACCATAGAGACGTCCAATGACTGTCTCCTCAATGATGGTAAGACTCTTCGCACTGACCTTCTGACCATTCACCGTGGGGTGAAAGACGGGGATGACGGAATCGTTCCAGAATGGCACGGATGCTTCGATCTCGGCACCACTCAGGTACTCACCATTCAACACACCCTCAATGACGGCAATAACAGGAACAACAAGCCAATCCTTACCAGCACGAGTCTCATTCCTGGCAAGCCCACTCTCTAGCGTCCTGAACCTCAGTTCATCCATTATTCCACATCCTCCGGCTTCGCAGGTAAACCAAGAAATCTACGCTTCTCTTCCTTCGTCACGACCTCTTCGGCCCCCTCACCATCACCGGTAACACTCTTGATTGCTTGCGCATTCCGTAGATGCACCATTGCTATCTCAAGTTCATTCAGATAGAACAGGGCTTCCCAGGTGACTCCATACTCCCCACCCGCAGGTGCCGGGAGGGCATTTATATCAATAAATCGCTGGATCAATGGCCGCAGGATCATCGGTTCGACGTGCTGTTCCTGCCGCTGTGCCACACGACCAAGCCAGTTGGCTTCATCCTGTGACGACGCCAATTCCCCACGTTCACTGCCAAGCAGGATGCGCTTTGGAATCCCCGTCTTCCCAGATACCAATGAGATCACTACATCGAACGCATCTTTCGGTGAAGAGATCGACCCATTCAGTGTCTCGATGTCGATACCCTCGGAGGCAATGTACCTCTGCATTCCATGGATAACCTTCTGTAGTTCATCAGCAGCTGCGGTCATCGCTGTGGGATCTAGGTCAAAGTCTTTCTTTGGTGTGATCGAATAGCTAGGCGCGGCTGCCTGCCAGAATCCCTCAGCAGAACTACCGACGATCTTGTCAAGGTCTTCCAGCCTATTGAACACCTTACGGAGTCTGGGTTCACCATAGACTTCATTCTCAAGCAATCCCTCAGCTACATGGATGACTCTCGTGTAATGCACATCAGCGGTCTTCACCGCCCGGGTAGAGATAAGGTCGCCACCGACCCGGATTCGGTACATTAGGGGTTGCCCGAATCGCGGGTCTTTGGTGTCTGGTACATAAGACACAATCTTCGCATAGGTTTCACTGAACGGTGACAGGAAGATAATGTCTTCAGGCCCAGATACAGCAGTAAGCGGTTCACTCAACTCGCCTGTCTTCGATCCGATCAACAGGACTCCATAGCTGCCAATTCCCGATAGACGGTCGATTCGTTCAAGGAAATGATAGATGTGGAGTCTCTTATTCAGCTTTTCCCACGCCTTCAGGAAGGTTGAGGTGCCATCTGATCCATCTGTGATGGTCGGTGGCTTTCGCCATGCGGTCTTCGCAGGTGCATCAACGATTGTTGCAGCCAACCCTCTTCGATCATACCGTGCTTGGAAGTCTCGAATCTCAGGGTTGATCGTGTAGCCAAGGACCGTATCGATGTCCCTTACACCATGATACTGCTGCCCGACCAATGAGGATAGTGCTTGCCTACCAAGCAGCATGGATAGATCTTCGTTATGTTTCACTACAGAATCCTCCACCTTACCTGAAAAGGCGTTCCCAGTAATTCGTCCATGATCATCGCGAAGTAGCATAAGGACCTCAGTGTACTCTTTCCCATCAGACGATGCTACACACAGGCTAAGATACCACGAATCCATCTTCAAGGCAATAAGGGATTGCTACCCTCGAATATGCTACAGGGCCTCTCACGACATTTACGAACCAGGAACAACGAACATCCGCTTCTTCTGATTCGCAAGGTCATACAGGAACGCAAGCCCATGGACTACAGCATCATAGGAGTTAGGGCTGGGCTGAGGTGGCCCTGTGTAGGTGCATTGTTCATTCTCAAGACACGTCAACACCCCTACATGGTGGATCAGCAGTTGTTCATACAGCGCACTGACGGGTTCAGCCCTTGCATACTTGGACTCATGGGCACTGAGACTCTTGTACGAGATCGTTGGATCAAGCTTCTTCAATAGCCCCTCAATCCAGTCCCCACCTTGATTGACCTCAGCTATGACCTTATCAGCAGCAAGGCGATGGTAGGCGTCTCTCACAACCTCACAGGCTTCATCAGGGGTATAGATCCCTGACAGATCTTCCCTGACATACGCATGTTGCATCCCCTCTGTGATAATTGACGCCTTCTTCCCAGGCGCATAGAACGGCGCACCCATCGAACAGACGACTATCCCATGTTCTGCGCTAGTCTTTTTAGATGTCATGGAGGGGTCCCATGAAATGATTGTGCGGTATAGATCAGGGACTTGATACTGAGATACCCTCAGCTTATTGAGGAGTTCAATCTTCCACAAGGCACCAACGATGTCGAACGTGGGGTCTTGTTGGTACGGCCCTTGCCACAATCGATCACTAGCGAATAGCTTCTTGATCTGTTCCAACTGCTTGAGACTGAACCGCGCAGGCCACAGCGGGTCACCAACACTGCGCCCGAGGGCATCGTCTTCAACGGCGATTGCAGGGAACACGACATTATCCCAGACCATCCCACTGACATCAGCTTCCCTCAGCAACGAACCGATCAGGTCATTGATTACCCATCGTGTGGCTACGATGATCAGCGCACCGCCCGGTGCTAGTCGTGTGAGGAGTGTCGTCTTCAACCACGTCAACAGCTTGCGCTGCATGGTAGGACTCTCTGCATCCTCCATTCCCTTGATAGGGTCATCGCAGTTGTGGACTAGGATGCCATTGGCAAAGAAGTTCTTCGTTCCTTCCACTCTGAGATTGTAGACCACGGCATTGCTGCGTATGCACTCAACCAAGGCCACAGTATCCTCTTCGGTTTGGATCGTTCCCCGCCGTGTAGCCGCATGTGGTGCTTCAGGCACATCGTCACGAGGTTCATCCAACGATTGTCCCCGGCATCCAGGTTGATGTGATGGACTTGAAGCCTGTGAACGCTTCCACAGACGACGCAGCGATACCCATCCCTTTCCAAGATCTTCGGTCGTATCTCTCTGTACGCCTTCGCCGCATGTTTCTGTAGGCGCATGGGGTTTGCGCCATTGCGCCATCCGGGGTTCCCTTTCCCCAGCATCCTGAATGCGTGTGCATGGTCCGCACATTCCCGGCTGCAATACTGACGACCCGCATGGTTCGGGCTGAATACCTTCCCACACTGACCGCACTGCATATCCTTCAGGACTCTCCGCGATGTCCATGGACGATTCCGCTTGCACTCCGTCGAACAGTACCGCTGTCCTCTCGCAACTTGCCCCCCACACGTTGGACACTTTCTTGCAGACCTCTGCGATAGCCCTACACAGGCGCTTGAACAGTAGAAGTCCTTGCGACCGTGCTTGATGTGCTTGTTGACCTCGTATCCCTTCTTGACGATCTTCACTCCGCACTGCGCACAGTAGACGATCACCGGGGGTAAGCGCAGACGCTTGCTTGTACCTTCCGTCAACGTAGAACGGATGTTCGCCCGTAGCCTCAACCACTCTTCCAGCGGTAGTGGTGATACGGTATAGCCCATCGCTTTCGCGCTTGGAGACAAGGTTCGCGCATCGTAGGACGGGTCTTTTCTCTTCGTCATACCCGTATACTAACTCGTGACTACCCTTGGAGTCAAAAGATTCGATGGGGACAGGACCACAGGATGTCTCAATCATCGTTCCGGCAGGGAAACAGATAGCGATGTGTGCGCCACGGCCAGTGATAGGCCCGTCTGATCCAGCGGCCATCAACTTCCCACCATGCCCCTTGATCTTCCACAGCTTGGTTGCATTGACTACTGGATCGATCTCAAGGTCAAACAGGGGGCCTGCATACTCTTTGAAGATCTGCCGTGCATCCCGAGACATGTCTGTGGCGAGATCGGCACCATAGGACGCTTCGATAACTTCCCACTCAGGATTGCGGCCCATGATCCAAGCAGGCGCATTACGAGACACCACCTGGCTTTTGCCATGACGTGGGGGCATCGATACCATGATCAGCTTGTGTTCATCATGTCGTCCACGCACCCACTGTTCGGCCTCTTCGATCTTCTCACACAACACTTCGAGGTGATCAGCATGTTGCCATGTGCCTTCACCCGTGTACTCACAGAATGAGGAAAGGCGACGCTTGGCTAGTTCAGCAAGCACACGCCTCTCTTCAACGGTAAGTTGTTCGGTCGTGACAGTGTCCATTCTTAGCCGGTACTCCTATGGTGAGGCCATTGGCATTTTATCGCATGAATAGGGATGTCTGGAAAGACACCTCATTCACTACACCCACACCCAGAGATTGCATATCGTGAGAACGATCCCGACGATCAGAACAATGGACGCTGCAATTCCACACACGATCTGTCCGTTACTCATGCGCCCCCCTATGATCGTACTCTCTTGATGTGGTGTCTTCTGAGGCAGTAAGCGATCTGCTGATCACGTCCTGAACCGCTTGTGCCTTCGGTCTTTCTTGACGACCGGGGGCTTGCCACAGTCTGACTTGAGGGGCATGGCGTGATGGATGGCATAAAACCTTCGTACGAACCGCTGGTAGCGTTCGATAGTCGAAAACCTTTCCTGCAAGCCAGGGTAGGTAGTCGCGCAATGCGCCTTGATCTTGGTACGTAAGGCACTATTCATCTCCTCTCCTTTTCATCTCTTGCTTTTATACCCCTGATGACCCCTACCACAACACAGAAGGCGATCAAGCCAAGCCAGAAATACACCGAACTTAGGACTATTCCCATGTTCGCAAGAATGATCCACGGGTGTATCTGACTGCCAGTGACCATCCCATCTATCATTTGGCATCCCCCCTTATCGCTACTGCAACAGCCTCAGCCAGCGGTTCAAGCCCATTCACTTCCCTATACTCTGCATCTGCGGCTAGTGCCTGAACAATGGTCCCACTATTCATCTGAAACCGCCTCAATCGATCGCGCAGCTTCGTACATTTCATCCTTCACAGCGGCAACGATCATGCGATAGATCGGCATACGCTTCGTCTTGTTGCCTTCGGCGTTCATCAGATGCAGATAGATCTCTCGTGCTACCTTCTCAATTCGCTTATTCATGGTTCCCACTTCCTCCGGCTGCGCGGATAAGGCGTAGCCTTTCCTCAAGTTCCTTGTTCGACAGCCCTTTCAGGTCGTCTACTTCAAGAGGCCCACCATCAGGCCCACTGACTTCAACCTTCGTCTTGAACATGCCAAGGTGCTTGCCGATGTCTACCAGCGCACTCTTCTTATCGTGGAACTTAACCCGCACCTTGCGGACCATCCGTGCATCCTTGCCACGGCCTTCAGGGAAGTCTTCAACGGATACTTCGGAGATCGCAGCGGCCTGTTCCCTTGTCATAGCTGAGAGGTCAACGTATGGATCTCCATCCTTCGATACCCTGATGTAGTCTTCAAGGTTTGCGAATCCGATCTTTGCCAGTTCAGCAAGCACGTCATCAGCGGTGATGTCAGTACGAACAGCACGTCTATCCATCGCCTCTTGAATGGCTGCCTGTATGTACGGCTTTGACAAGTTCTCAGCACCAATCTGCCTTGCGGACTTCACACTGTAACCAGCACGGATAGCAGCCTTTGTTGCGTTCAGGTCAACGATGTACTCCTCTACGAATCGTTGCTGTTTGGCTGTCAGTTTTCGCTGTGTGCTATCCATGCTGATCACATCTCCCTTTGCTAGTGGATGACTACCAAGTGCGATGTCGTGCTACTGTTACCGTCTTCATCCCACACCGTAAGCGTAGCCTCATAGTTCCCAGGTTCGTCATACGTGTGAGTTGTCTCACGGTTGACAGAGAAGCGTTCCCCGTCTTCGTACCTTACCCATCTACCAGATGAATGAGTGCCGTCGCCATAGTCCCATCGACTACGGGTGATCTCACCATCAGCGGTAGTCTTGCGGCCATCGAATGCTACCTCTTCACCTACGCCATGGCCTTGTTCCCAAGAGAACGATGCGTCAGGGGTAGGCTGGTCAGGTACATGAGGTGGCCCACCGCCGCCTGGATCGCCAGGGTTGGGTGTAGGACGCACTGTGAGTACCGTATCGGATTGAAGCCCCTCGTTGTCAGTGACTGTCAAGCGAAGCAGGAACTCTTCCTCGACGTAGTAGACATGGCCCACATACGGTTCGTCAGAGAAGTGACCATCCCCGAAGTCCCAGCGCCATGCTTTGATGTACCCGTCTTCATCCCAAGATAGGTTGCCATCCAGTTCGATGTACCCGTCAAGCTGCACCATACTGAACGAAGCGTACGGGCTGCCATCGACGCGGGGCAACATATCATGGCCTGGAAGCATCTGATTGACGCATCCCCCAAGCCCAAGCACCAAC